CTAATAGCAGCTGCAGTATCCTTTGCAGCTTTCATACCATCGGCTTCAACAGTCTTTGGTGTTTTCATCATGTCCATTGCACCTTTAGAAGACTTTTGCTTTTCATCATACTCTTCTGGTTTAGTTGCACTCTTATAATGAGCTGCTCTATCACCTTCGTATAATGACATTAATCTTTCTCTAAAAGTTGTACCTTCTTTTATTTTACCACCGCCTAAATGATTGTCAACATACTTTTGTAATTTCTTAGGATCTGCATGAGATACAGTTACGTTATCTCCATCTGGACCTTTACTGTGTACCTTAACTTTCATACCAGCTCTTTGTGCGTGTTTATGTCCTGTAAAATAGTCTGTAGCGTGTGTTGCTTCTTTTTGGTCTGCAATTGCTTTTGCATTATCTTTTTTCATAGTGACCGGATGAGTCTTTCCACCAAAGTTAAAAGATTTCTTTCCGTCTTTTGCCGCTGCAGCTGCTGCGCCATGGAAGGCAGTTCTTTCATTTGCTGGAATATCTTCAGGTATATGATACTTGAAACTTTCTTCCATTTCTTTCTCCTTTACATCCATACGTGTGTTACGTAGGTTCCTATTGCTGCGGCAACAGCCACATATACAACTTTATTTATAATACTAACAGTCCTTGCGTTTTCATCACAAGTTTTCTGTATCTCGTCTAGTTTAACAGAGAGTTTGTTCATACGATCTCTCATGTTATCGTGATCGTCTTGTAATGCTATTATCTTCTCCTCTGCTCTTGCTAAAGATATCATAGCGTCCGCGAGCTTATCTATTTTTTGCTCGATGCGATCTAGTCTTGTTTCATTAGTTTCTATTGCCACTATCGTTTTCCCTGTCCTCTATAACGTTTTAAACTTCTTCTCTTATGTTTGTTCATAGTAGAAGTTGCAGGCTTACGGCCAATAGATGTGCCATGTTTAATAACTTCGTGTTCTAAAACAGTTTTAAAAGCTTTTGCCATTACTCACTTTTCCAAATAGTCCAAACACCATAAGCAATTGCAATACCTGCTGCAATCTTTGCGAGTGGTGATAAAAATAAAATCATAAGACCAAGAGCAATACACACTGCTCCGTCCATACTTGTTCTTTCTTTAATTCTTTCGTTTATCCAACCTTTGACCATTACCATTTCTCCTTGTCTGCCCAGTACGCAGCTGACATCTTTCCTTTAGCGATGTTCTTGCCATGACGAGCTTTAAATGATTTACGTCTTGCTTTTTGTTTATCAGACTCTCCTTTTTTAGGAGCACCTGCAGTGGTTACACCTTGTTGACCAAATCGTATAGTTTTTACTTTGTCTCCATCCTTTGCTACAACAATGTGACTACTGGTAGGATGGCTTGGTGTTCGTTTGGCTTTATTAAATCCGGCAACACCAGCTCTTTTAATTCTAGGATCTTTTTCTTCGATAAACTTTTTAAAACTTAAAGTCATTTCTTTTTCCTTTTTTTATTATCAGGATGTCCTTTACCGCCGTCTTTACGAGTAGCCCATACCGCACGTTGTTGAGCCATAGATACATAACCTTCTTCTTTTTCGCCAGGAGTTACTTTCTTCATAAGCTTTACAGATTCGGGTGTGCCATAATCATATTTGTATTCTTTAACTTCTCTACCTTGTGCTTTATCTCTATAAGCCTTCTTGACTTTGTTTTTAGTAGTTCTATCAATATCTTTTATTAATGATGGTTGCTTAACAATTTTACGAAGCTTTTGTAATAATGCACCAGATGTTTTATCGTTCATATACAGATCTGGCAATCCATCAATAGAAACCTTAAAGCTTGTATCTTCTTTAGCTAATGCAGGTTTAGCAATGTTTAATTTCTTTTTTTCCTGATCAACTCCAGGTTTAACTTTTTTTCTCATAGATAAATCTTTGACACTACGATTCATTTGACCAAAGAGTTTTAAAGTATTACCCATAAGCTTGGCTTCTTGCGGTCCACGCTTAGCATCAAGATACGCGGCAATCGCCATGTCTCTTCGTTTCTTTTCGCTTTTACCTTTAAACTGCGGTGCTTTAGATTTCTTAAAATCTTTGATGTAAGAACCGATTCCGCCTTTTGGATCTAATGGCATTTACTTTTCTTTCTTGTATGTGTGCTGACCATCAACATGATCGTCAGAATGTGTCATACCTTTTTTATGATAATTTAAATCGCCTAATCCTTTTTTATCATCGGAGTGATGAATTTGCAAAGCTTTATGTATTTGATGATCACTTCCATGAAAAGACATTGTGCTACCATCTTTATGATGCTTAACTGTAGCGCCTGTGTTTTTATTAATATGCTTTGCAAATTTTTTATTATCTGGACCATCACCTTCATCATAGCCATATTTAATAGTCATAGACGCTTTATTTGTTTTACTATGTTCTTCATTCATTTGTTTTCTTAATTCAAAAAAATCTTTCATCTTTATCTCCTATTTTGTGTCTATTGCTGTCTTCATGGCTTTCATAAGATTATTCATATCTTTTTTAAGAACCTGAATGTATCTACCTCTTTCGCCATAATTGATTTGATAGCCTATACCATTTTTAAGACGAGTCTTAGTAATTTGAATTCCAAACTTATCAAATACGTCTTCGCCTTCTTCAATTTTTTGAGGCTCTAAAACTTCCGCGATTGCTCTTCTTAAACTCATTTCATACTCCCTACTTTTTTCTTAGACATAAACTTTGTATCGTCCTTTGATATCATACCTTTGATACCTGCACCAGGATCTGCTTTTCCGTGGTAGCCATCAGCATATCCGGGTGGAAGTTTTTTAATTTTGCCACCTTTCATTTTAAATGCTGCAATAGCTGCGTCATGTGCTTTCTTTTCTGAATCAGACATTGCTTCTTTTTTCATAAGCCTGTTTGTAGCTCTATCAATACCGCGTACTCTCATTGAAGCTTTTCTTTCAGGACCTTTATTGTAATCTTGATCTTTATGCTTACCACCTAATTTGCCTATTGCATCTTGTGTAGCATCAGCTCTACCTTTATCAAATACGTCTCTTGAAGCTTTACCGATATAGTTCTTTGCAAGATTCTTTGATATTTCTTTCACAGTAGCTTCATTTTGTTTTCTTAAAACTGCTGCAACTTGAGGATGCTTATGAAGACCGGGAGATATTTTGTTCATAGCCTTAACTGCGCCAGTCATATTACCTTTTTTATATCGAGGGTCAGATGCAATACCGATAGCTTGTTTAACATGTTTAGCATCGTGCTTTTTGCTTGTTTTAAGAATAGGTGCATTGATTGCTTCATCAACAGATTCCTTTTTACCTTTACCGCTAAGATCTGAATCAGCACCGTAGTACGTACCTTTACCTTTACCGATATAAGAATTAACTCTTGCCATTGCCCATTGCTGAGGTGTGGTTCCTGGTCTGTGACCGGTTTTCCAAGCTGCCATTCCTCTATTATATACTTTCTTTAAAGTACCATAAGATATACCAGACTTTGCCGATTTTTTCTTGAGTCCTTCATTCTCGAATAACTCTTCATAGGTTGAAAATTTAAGCATTAGCTTTACTCCTGTTTTTAATTTTTCTAACTTTAGCTCGATCTAACATTCTAGCATGTTTTATCTTATCAACTATTTTTTCTCTTTCAATTTTTTTCTTGGCCATGTCCACTGCATCTTCACCGTACATTTTTCTGTATTTAATAGTGTGTTTACTCAATTTAGTTTTAGCAGTTGCATCGCCAGGGGCTTTTTTATATGCAGCTGGATTATCGTCAGCCATCTTTGCATGTTTTTTAAAATGCGAAAGTCTTTTACTTTTAGTAGATTTAGAAAGATTTTTATAGTAAGGTGCTGGCTGAGTACCAGGAGCTTTTTTGACATCTGGATCTTGCTTCACTTTTTTCTTTGCTTCTTCTTTTTCTACTAATTGAATATCAGTTAACCATTTTCTATAAGTCTTTCCATTAGATTCTACAATGACATAATTACTTCCAAGACTGGTAACAGTAGCGAGTTCGTCACTGCCTATGAAAGCAACACTATCATTAATATCAAACAGATTTCCTTTAACATATGCCTCTCTTTCTTCAGAGACTGGAGTAAAGTGTAATGTAGTCTTATATTCTTTTTGTTCTTTTAATCCCATTCCACGACGTACTTCATTATATACTTTCTTAGCTTCATTATTCGAAACACTTCTAGGCAACCCTTGTGAGAATTGTGTAAAGTCTCCTTTACTTGCCAAACTTCTCATCTTTGATGCTGACATGCCTGATACGTCATCTGCATCTGGATCACGGTCTCCAGCTGAAATTACATTTATTTTATTAAACTTATAAAGTCCGTGTCTTCCTTTTACACCATTGTATTTTTCTAATAACTTTTTAAATTCATTAATTCTGTCTGATCCAACAACCATGTAGATATTCTTATAACCTTCAGTGTATAATTTAGTTGCTGCATCAAATACACTCTTAACTTTCTTATCAAGCATTATACTTCTGGCGTGCTTTGGAAAAAATTTACGGACCGTCTTAATTTTATAGTTATAACTCAAAGGATTTTTCTTGTTATCTGTAGATTGAGATAGATACACTCTATATGGGTTACTACCTGATTTTTTAGATAACTCGTTCATTAACTTTTCATGACCCGATGTAGGTGGATTCATACGTCCAAAAGTAAAGTATACAGTTTTGTCTTCTTCAATAAGAAATGATCTAAACGAATTTATCATTAACCTTTTTTCCTCTGTACTTCTTTCTTACGAACATCTTTAAACATACGTTTTGCTAATCTTGCAATTCTTTGTTTTAAAGCCGGCTTATCTAATCTTTTTTCAATCTCTTGTTTTCTAGCAAATGTAAGTTCGCTCTTAGGAATTCCTCGAGTTAACTTCTTTGCTATTTGATTACGAGCTTGTCGATTTGATCTTTTCTCAAGAGTCTTTTTGTTAGCCATCTTTCTCATAGCTCTTTGACGACCAATTTTAATTCTTGTTTTTAAACGCTTCATGAGTCTTGAGCGTTTCATTCTTTGTTGTAGGTTTAACGCTTCATCTACATCATTTGGCATCTCATCTGGCCATGTAGCTTCGTCAACTGATTCGCCAACAATATCAAGTCTGCCAAACTTTCCACGAAACGAAGATGGCCCTCCCATATCATCTACAAATTGACGAGCATCCTTTGCAGTTTTAAAATGACATGTAATATCACCTTCTGGATATCCAATACCTTTATTTTTTTTCAGGTTCTTAAAGATACGTTCTGAATCCATTGCGCTAAGATCAGTCAGATTATCATAATCAATAATAACATAAAACTTATAATTTGTATATACAGTGTTATGATCATGACTAATTAATTTTTTGTTTTTTCTCATTACTTTTGAAAAGGCTGACACTTTTTCATCAAGTTGGTCAACTGATTCTTCTTTCATCAAACCATTTAAGCTTTCTTTAGGATACATTCTAAATACTTTAGCACGAGCTTTATCGATATACTTTTTCTTATTACGTTCGTAATCACCAGGATTTTTTGCTAGTGTTCTAGCGTGTTTAGTTATGTCAGATGGTTTAGTTGGTTTAAGAACTGAAGGAGAAGAAGCTTCGCTTTTAGCTTTTTTCTTTTTCAAATTAGCTGGATGCAATGGATGTTTAATACCATAAGGAGATTCGGGATTAGGATCTGCTTTTTTTGGTCTACCTTTTAAATCATTAGGATCTACTATTGCTTCTTTTTTAACAATTTCTTTGTCAGTTCGTACCATACGTATGCCGACTTTACCGTCAGGCTTTATATATTTTTCTGGTTTTCGATCTGCTGATTGTACGCTTTCATTTCCGTGATATTGCTTCTTACGTTTTTGAGCGTAGTATTTGACTTCATCTGGTTCGCCTGGCTTATAATCTACAGACGTCATATGTTTAAAATCTAATGGTGCCATTAGTTCCTCCCCGGCTTGTCCCATCCTTTTATAATTTCTGGTGAAAAGTTCGCGTATGAGAATTCCATACGATCAACTATTTTCACTGCATCACCACCAAGTTTGTCAATGGCCACATACCCTTCTTGACCCGTTACCTTATACCCATCGCGAGTCTTAAGAAACGTTTGCGCGCCATTTAACTTATTAAGTATATTTATAATTTTTAATTTTGCTAGAACTATAGATTTCTGTAATTCAAACATCATTTCCAAACTTATTTTATTTTGTGGTGAAAAGAATTTAAGTATATCGTTTAATTTTTGTACTTGAGCTGATTTACCTTTTTCGCTCTTTCTACTATCTATCTCTTTTTGAAACTTCAATTTTATGTGTGATATTAACTTCGAAACGTGGGATCTGGTGTTACCAATGACTTCACCTTTTCGTACAAATGTATTATTAAACGTTTCAATAAGTTGAGCAAGCTTTTCATTATTTTCGAGAGTACGTAAGGTAGTACTAGAAATTTTATTAAAAATCTTGCCAGCATTACTAAGATGTGCATTAACTTCCTCCGTATCTTTTTTAGTCATTGTAAATTGAGTCATATCTCTAAGCATTGCATCTTGTGACCAAACATTTTTAGTATTCTTAAACTTTGTAGTATCTACACCGTATGATGCTTTCATTGTTTCAAATGTTTTACCCGTATATGTAGTATGCCACACTATACCAATCTTTGCGGCTTTAACTTTTTTAGCAGCTTCAGTTCCATCAGGTACTGCATATACAATTGTATTAGGATGAAAAGTAACATAAGGTTTACCTTTTAACTTTTTAGTTTTAACATCACTTGAATCAAATAAGAAGTCACCTTGTACTACACCTTTGATACCGAGTTCAGGCAAATACTTTAATGCGGCTTTGAGTTTAGCATTAAGATCACCACCAGTATCGTCGTCAATGTCAGAATTAGTTTTATATACCTTTGGCGTGGCGTTGAAGATGCCTTTCTTAGCAACAAAAAATTTACCGTCACGAGGATCAGTACCAGCGAAAACAGCGGGTGCACCGTCCCACTTAACACTAACGTTTCCATCTTTAACTCCTGCTAACATGTCTCTTAATGAACGTAAAGCAAGTATAGCTTGCCTAGTTCCATCTACACCACCGTAAAGAACTTTGTCTTCGATGTGAGTCATGTGTGTATTCTTTTGTTCTGTTATATATTCTTTAAATTTAATCATTATACGTATGCCTTTATATAAACTGATGAGTCTTCTGTTTGCGAACCAGCAATGTTGTACACGTTAGTTGCAAAACTATTTTTTGCAGAACTATTTGCTTTCATAATAGCATCACAAACATATGTTGTTGCTAACTTTGAATGAACGTCTGCTGCTTTTCTAGTTTTTGGATAGTTATAAAAATCTACTTCTTTTATATTTGTATCTGCTCTCTGCACTGCACTCCAAAAGCTTTTCGTTTCAGCACCGATTTTTCCTGTAGATAACTGCGTATGAATTTTTCTAGCATCCATTGCTAACTTTTGATTGTCTGGTAAATTTCTTGCTTTTAAAAATTCTTTTGCAGCAAATCTAATTTGATCATATCCAACTTTACCACCTCTTGCAGTCTTACCACTAATTTCCATATTTACTGCAGTAAAGTCACTAAATGATCTAAAATCTAGTTCTTGCCCATCAATGTAAACTGTTGCGCTTTTACTTGACCAAAATGTTTTCTTTGCTAATACTAATTTATTAAACTTCCTTTGTTTCTCTGGTAACCTATCTAAGTTATATACATCCATTTTTATTTTACCATCAAGTTTAAATTCAGGAACTAACTTAAGAGAAATAGGAACGATATCACGATCTCTGAAAGCTTTAGATAAACTTATATTTAGTGAAGCAACTGAATGACTTTGCAATACTTTACTGACATCAATATTTCTTTTAATTGCATAAATATCTCCAGGATTCCATTTATCATTACTTAATCCAGGTCTTCCTTCAGATTTATAAGCTGCAGCTTTCAGATTATAAATTTCTTTCATTTTAGTTTTACCACGATATAAAATATGATCTTTATTAACGTATCCTTTTTGAATTAATTTTTTACCGATCATGTAACCTGATCTATGCCATTGCGGATGATCGTCAGTTAACTTAAGGAGAAGATCAAATTTTGTATCAACGTCGACATCTTTATAAGCATCTTCCATTACACTCTTTTGCGTGTAAAATTCATAAGGTTTATTTGTTCCGTTTTTTATAAGTGCAGCTAGCATTACACATTGTAAAGATTCGCCTTCAGACGTTTTACCTGATTCTCCACCACCTTTACCTTTACCACCAAAATATGTTGACTTTGCAATCTTAGGTAATTCTATTTTACCTATAGTAGTATCAACTTCTATGGAAGGCAATTGTTTAACTGATTTAATATCTTTTTGAACTGCTGCTTTGTAATCATTAATAATTTTTTTATTATCACTAGTATTCTTAATAATAAATTCTTTTTGATCTTGAGATCTAATGAGTTTTATTTTCCCAATAGCTGACATTACTAAATCGAATCTTTCAGGTCTATCACGCCAGCCAGAGTTATCTAGTGCATTAAACCCCATGCGCTCCTCCAAGTATCTCATGTATGATTTGAATTTTAACATGATTCTATTTATAATAGTTTACAACTTAAAAAAGCGCCCTTACGGACGCAGTATTAATTTTTAAATCGTTTTAAAATCTAAGAAGAAATCTTGCTATGTGTCCAACAAATGGAAGTAATGCCACAGCCATTATGAGATTGACTCCAGTATGAGCCATAGCTATTCTGAGGGTATCACCTTTAGGCATACCGTCAGAAACTAGAAGTCCCGCCAACCAAATTGTACCAGTCGTTCCAATATTGGCGCCAAGAACAGCGGCAATTGCTGCAGGAAGGGGGACAGCGCCTGATGCCACTAGGGCAATTATTGCGGTGGTTGAAAGACTTGACGATTGCCATAACAATGTCATCACAATTCCACCAATAAACATCCAATAAGGATTATGAATAAAAAAGTTAAGATGTTCTAGGTTTCCCATGGATTTCATTCCACCGGAAAACATTTTAAGACCTATATAAAAAATTACAAGTCCAACAAGAGCCGTGATTACGGGATTGCCTAGTTCCATTTTGCTAACCTTTTTAATTAATTCATTCATAATATTATATATTAGCGATCACGCTTCTTGAATGTTACACTTTTGTTAAACCTTTTCTTTTGAAAAGAATTATTACGTTTTCTATCTTCTTGACGATAATTAGGATCATAATGTTCATATCCACGAATTCCATTTTCTTTTGCCCAAGCAGCAATCATATCGAGTTTATGTTTCATTTTTGGAACCTGACTGTGTATACTTTTCCTTCGTATTGAAAAGTGATTGACGAATGTGAGTAGACTCTTCGAGACTCTTCCTTATAACGCGTTTGATTCCTGCAGATTCTCTTAGCATTGCCAGTAGCGCTACTATTTGAATGACCAAGCATGCCACCAATAATAGCTCCGATTGTACCACCATCTTTTTCTCCTTTGATGTTATTACCTAATATTCCACCGATGATTGCTCCGGTTAAAGCATCTCCGGTCTTGTCACCTGATGTGACATGATCTCTACAGACTTCAACATTATAAGGTGTTTGACTTATAATAGATTTGTAGTGATCTTGTACTTGATTAGCGTATGCTGAGCTCGTCATTGCTAAGCTAGCACATGCAATATACTTTAGCATTTTCATTTCTGGTTTATCTCCTCTAATTGATCAACTAAACTTTTTGACTCTTTAGGGTTTTCAGTAAGTTGTACACGTGCTGCATACAATCTTTCAAGTCTTTTCTTTACAGACTTAACTTTTTTAGATTTACTTTCCCAAAAATTAATTTCATTTAATACTCTATCCATTCCCATAGACATGGCTAGAGTATCTTTAAAGACACTCCGCGATGTATTCATTATTTAAGCTTCCATAATATATACTCTTCACCATTTGATTTCATAGTAAGAGCAGGCACACCTTCTGGTTTTTGTTTTCCAACATAAGTCCAGCTATATCCTTGTTTGAGTTGCTCACTAGAAGTATCTATAAACTCTTTATTATCGATACCAAAGATGGCGGTTACTAAAATTAATGCTAACATTTTATTCTCCTAATTTAGTTAGTGGTTCAGTTTTTGTAGAATCGGTATAATCATTTTCTAAATATCTGCGAGATGCAGTCTGTTTGAGAACTATACCGTCTCGTATTCTATAAGTGATGAGCTCTCTAGATACGACACCGTCAGTATCTAGGAGATCAAAAGCTCTACGCAGAGGACCGTCAGTCATTACACTTTCTCCGCAAATTTTAATGCTGTATTAAGAGCATTTCTTTTTTTAATTTGGTTTCCACCAAACCATGAAGAGTAAAGTCTGTTATCAGAATTTCTACCTTGTAGATGATCTGTAACATATGTTACTGAGTTGAATGCTTGCCACCAAGAACCTTCAGCAAACTTTGCACCAGGTTGTTGTTCCAATGCATCGTAACATGCAATAGCATTCTTGGAAAGAGTCTCCATAGAAAGAGATTTATTTTGTACTCTCTTATCCGCAGTTCTTGGATAAACTGTATTATAGAACTCAATAAGAGAATCGATATTGTATCTCTTAGAACCAAGAAACTCAGCCATTTCTTTATAAGTCTTAAGTTTGTCTGAAGCGATACCTAAAGCTTTCTTGACTTCGTTTGCATTAAACTCAACTCTATGACCAACTCTAACTGATCTTTGAGCTTCTTGATCGAGTGAAAGTGAAAGTGTATTGTTACATACAACTCTGATTGGTGTAAACCTAATGTCAATAGACTTACCATATAAGTGAGGGTTTGAGAAAAGTAAGTAAGACTCAACTTTATCACCGCCAAAGATATCAAATGATTCTTTGACTTTAGCTAAAGCCCATACCATCTGTCCACCTTTAAGTGAACCTGCTGTATGCATTTCCATATCACCGGCAAGAACATACTCTGAAAAGAATTCAAAAGCTTGTTCGTTTTGAACTGGATTCCAGATCTGACCGATGTTAGTCAAGACCTTATCGTCTGAACTTCTTACTAAGGCTTTCATGCCTGTAGCAACTTTCTTACCGTTTGGTAGAGTTGCGTATGAGTCAATCTGATCGACTGTCCAGTCAAGACCAGCTTTCGTCATCATTTGGTTTGGTGTAAGATCGTTACTGACTTCTACACCCAGGCCGTGCCAAGGTACTTCACCTGCATACGCCATTGTTTCAACTTGATGTGCCATTATATATTCCTCCTAAGGCTATTGATTTGAATTTGTTTCGATACAACCTGGTGCAAGACCTTCGGTTGTACATGGATCTTCGATTGCGCCGATAATTAAGACGAATACTAAGACTGATGTTATTGCTAAGAATGTTTTCATAATATAAATTGTTCCTTTTTAATTATTATAGATCTATTATACCACATTTTTTCTAAGATGTAAAGGAAAAAATGCATTTAATTTGAATTTTTTTCATGCTGCACTTCTTATTAGAATTTTACCTTGATCAAGCTTAGTAAAGATAATTTCAAGTAGTCCAATTCGATCTAAAGTATCTGCAGATGGATTAGGTAACTTTACTAAAGAAGTGTATTCATTTTGGTATGTAGTGAGCTTTGCCATAGTCATTGAACTCATCATGTGTTCTGCTTTCTTCATTACGCTACCTCCTTAAAACCAATTCTTGCAACTTCAAACTTCTTGAAGTCTTTATCTGAAGTCCAAACTGTAAACTCATCTCCAACCATTGAGCTACGAAGAGGTGTACCATCAAAGTTGTAATGACACACTGTAACACCAGCAACTGGCTTTTCGGACCAAGAACAAAAAACATTTTGTGTTTTGTTGAAGGCATCTTCTAATGCATGCTGAGTATCAGTATGTTCAGATACTATCGATGCGGCTGAGTAAGGAACTGCACCGTAATTATTTTTAAAGGTAATTGAAACTATCATTATATAAACTCCCGTTAAATAGTTAATTTTTTATTTTATAGTACTATTATACCACACTTTTAACTTAATGTAAAGGAAAAAATGCATTTAATTTGAATTTTTTTCATGAGCAATCGTGACTCGATAACCCGGCTTTTCACACCAGATCTCTACGTGGTCTTTCATCATGCCAATTGCGTGCTTCATGTCATTGCATTCGGCACGTGTAATAAGCTCATCATTTTGAAATACGTAAACTACAAACATCGGCGACTCCTAAACTAAGTTAGGAAGTTTAGGCCAGTCTTCGCCCTTGCCGTTGATGCCCATCTTTTTGTCAAGGTGTGCGCATACGAGTTCGAGCATGAATGACGGATTGTCGGTGCAGTACATATCAAAAGCAATCAAGCCTACGAGACCGTCATAGACAAAGTCCTCGACTTGGTGAGATTCCATGTAGTGTTCGATTGCGTTGCGTTCGGTGGTTACATTAAACATATTAAAAACTCCTCTTTTGATTTAATATAGATTAATTATACCATAGTTTTAAAAGAATGTAAAGGACTTTTTTTACTTAAATGCATTTTTTTTCAGCAGGATTTTTTTCAGCAGCCCTGTCCGAGTATACCGTGAGATGGTACGGCATTCTCTCGATCGACATTCTCCGCGAGCTCAGCATCATAGAAGTACTCTTCCGTATC